TCCTCTGAACCAAAGTTCATCTCGTAGGCGCATGTACTTATCATCGACGTAGGCTGATTCGGCCACGTTGATGCCTCTTGCCGGGAGGCCTTGTTCACGAAGTCGGTCCACCACTCCTGCACCGTATCCGATGACATCGACCATGATCCATTCGGGTCTGTTTTCTGGCTTTTCATCCTCCCACTCCTTTGCAATCAGGCCGGCGAGTTGCATATTGTCCTTGCCGGACCACCATACGATTTTCCCTATCACCTTGTTGCCGCGTCTTTTGCAGAGCGTGGAGCGGTCGTCACCAAATCTGGCTACATCCACCCCCCAGATCATCTGACCCGTACCCCTGATGTCCCTTGATACCGCTGCCTCGATCAAATCGAGGGGGATGACCGAGTCCTCCTCCTGGGTCGGGAAGTCTCCGAGTACGCGAACCCGAAAGACGTTCGAATCCCTGCCAAACTCGTCCTCGATTTCGTCGGCAAACTTTGAATCGGCATAGGGCGCGACCTCAACGTCCTCGAAATTCACCCGCATGGTCTTCCAGCGCGAGCGGTTACGATGGTGGGAGTCGTAGAAAAAGCCTTCAAGCCTCGTGGGGTTCCCCGTCATGACCACCTTCGAGCCCGGTGTGCTCAACGCCCCCCTGCCCACTTCGAAGATCAGGTCGTCAATACCCGACGCCTCGTCAAACAGGAACAAAAGGTTCCCCGAATGAAAGCCTTGCAGGGCTTCCGGGTTCTCCCTCCGGGCCGTTCGTGCGGCTGCGAAGCTCTCTTTTGGCTTCTGGAGGACGAATATCCGGTCGGTGGAGAAGTCTATCTGGTCCTTGAACGCCGGTTCCATCCTGCGATGCCACAACCTGCACTCAGTCCAGAGAACGTCATCCAACTGATGCTGGGTAGGCGCAACGCAGGGGATCTTGGCGTTGTCCCTCGTGGTCAGCCACCACAGAATCAACCACGACAAGAAAGTGGATTTCCCGACCCCATGACCGGAACGAATGCTTAGCCGGTCGCCCTCTTTCAGCTCTTCAAGGGCCTCTTTCTGCCAGTCCGCGATATATTCCGCTTTCAGGCATTCCCTGACGAACTTTAGGGGACTCTCCCTCCATTGGAGGAGCTTCTTTTCAAGTTTGTTCACGTCGCAATATCGCGTCTATGTCCGACTGGATGTCCTGCCGTCTTTTTCTGGACAGAGCCCCCTTGTTGGTCGCATCCACTTTCCAGAAATTTTTCTTTAATTTATCCGCCTCTTCCCTGATCATGTATGGGTTCAGCCCGGCACCGTAGCAAATGGTGCGAAACGCCTCGCCGCCAAAAGCCAGAAAATCCCTTGCCGAATCCCTATTGGTTTCCAGAGACCCGCGCTTGTATCTCCATGACCTGTAGAGTGTCTTGTATTCTCCATAAGTCTGTCTCAGTTTCATCTCGGGACGGGTAGGAAGCGACGATAGCGCATCCTCTACTGTCCGGTTAAGAACAGCGGCCCATAATTTACCTTCCGGTGTCATCTCAAGGTTCCTTCCTCATCAGCCTCTAAATCAATCGTGGGAGGATCAATCCGCTTCTTCATGGCTATCTTCTCAATTGAAGCCAGAGCCTCCACAAAGCCCCCAGAGGCCGAGAAGTGCGCCTCTACACGGTCCCCGTAGACCTGGGGCTTCAGTCTGGAAGATGTCCATTTCATGGCGTCTATGGCCACCCTGCCGGCCTGGGGGTCAAGTTCCCCGCTCATAACCCGGTCTGCGGCTTCCATGATCTTGTCGGCATGGGCATCGGCCTGCATAAGACGGGATTCGTCGTACATCCTGTTCAGCTCGGGGTCTTTCAGGATGACCTTGCGTACCGTGCTGGCGTCGAAGCCAAGTTTGTCGCAGATCGTCTTCAGGGGGTCGCCGTTGGCGATAGCTCCCACAATATCACCGAAGCTCTTTCGGATGGCTGGCTCCCTGGTCTTGGCCCAGGTGCCTTGTGCGGTTCTTTCCGGCTTGGCCATTATGTAAATTCCTCAAGGCCGCTTTCCACTATGATAAAATAGCTCAGCAACGACCTTCCCTCCCCGGTGAACAACGTCTGGCCTGTATCCCTCGGTTCAGGATCGAGTTTCATCAACAGGTCTATGACTGTGTCCCGTAACTCGTGGTCGGTCATGCAAGGGGTTGGCCTTAATTGCCCCAATTCACCAATTCAGTTTCTTCTGGCCCAGCTTCTTCTGCGACATCCGGTATGTTCCCGTCATGGTCTGCCTTCTCCTTTTCCGTCTTGATTTTGTCATCCGGGCAATTTCTGTTAGCAGTTTTCTCATCTGCGCTGGTTTCTTTTTGTATGACCCCGATGGTGCCTTCACAAGCGGCACATCATCTTCAGAGACGATTTTCTTAACTGGCATCGAAATCCCCTGGGTCTTCTTTGGCCGGTTGTATTTCCTCTGGCCCAGCTTCTTCTTGACTGGCATCGAAATTCTCCTTGTTCAGTACGGTACGGAAATGACTATCTCGACCACATAAGCAGCAACCAAAAGCACCATCACCACGACCGCAGCAGCCAAAAGCACCGTCGCAATGGGTGAATTAAGAAATTTTCGCATTGGACAGTCATGGATATGAAGAGACAAAGGGTTGGCGGAGGGACAGTCCGCCATGAATTGAGTGTCACTGCAGTGTCTAGGACGTATTAGCTCGTCTTCCCATACTTTTTCCCATCAATTTTCAAATTTTTTTCCGGCGTCGGATTAAGACGGCAGAGGTTACGGCAGAGGTGGGGGTATTGTAGCAACAGCGGGATGGGACCCTGAGCGCTGCGGGTGCCGCCCTCTTGTTCACATGATGAACATGGCCTGCTCCGGCCAGCGACGCGCGCGCGCCAGCAGCGGGCAGCATGCGCCATGTCGCCTGATTGAACAAAGCATGAACACGTCACACACGGGGCTTAGACAGGCCACCAGCGCGTTCCCCGCTTTCTGAGGTACCCAAGGTCCAGACCATGCCAACAAACGCGCTGGCGGTACCAGACATAAGGGGAACATATCGGCGTCAGGCGCGCGTACGGTAGAGCGGCGCTAGTCGAGGACGAGCCCACACCTGCTATTGACCAGGCTATCGTCTCTCTCTTCCCCTTGGCTGGTAGGCTTATCGCTCCCACTGGCTGCGCGTCTTACAGATTCGATTAAATCCGGGAGCGTGTCGATTCGGGGTAGACAGCGTACGCGGACACGCTCATACTCTTTAGATACAACGGAAGGGTCATTCACTATGAATAGAGAGAAATGGTTAACCGAAGTCGCGTCTCAAATCGAGGGGCACTACTTCAACGCCAACGATGTCAGCCTCGACGCCTACAAGGTAACCTGTAGCTGGCCATCATCGCGCGGCCTCACATCGAGGCGCCGCACGCTTGGCCAGTGCTTCCACGCCAAGGCATCGAGCGCCGGCATCTACGAAATATTCATTTCGCCTACGTTGTCTGACAACGTCGAGGTTGCCGCCGTGCTTGCGCACGAGATGTGCCACGTCGCCGACAAGTGTCAAAACGGCCACGGCGCGCCATTCACCAAGCTCGCGCGCATGTGCGAGCTGGAGGGCAAGCCTACAGCGACCGTCGCCGGCGAAGCGTTTAAACGGTGGGTTGAGACAAAAACGCCAACGCTTGGCGATTATCCGCACGCCGAGATCGAGGTAAACGCCAGGAGCAAGAAGCAGTCAACGCGGATGATTAAATGCCGGTGCGTCGAGTGCGACTATATCGTGCGCACGTCGCGCAAGAATCTTGAACGCGCAGTTCCGCGCTGTCCCGATGAGGAATGTATCTCGTTTATGCTGCCAATGGCCGTTTAAACAGCGAGACCAGCCCCTTGACCATAGCCCCCGTGGAGCCGGGGGCCTTGGCCAGCGGGTTGCGCTGGGAACTGAATAGAAGGGTCAAAACGATGAGTACATCCAAAAACGAGGCAGACTATTCGGCGCTTCGCCAGCGTGGGTTGCTAAGCGGCACCATAAAAAGCGCACGCGCCAAGCGCGCACAACGTGAGGACCGGCGTTGGGTCGAGCCCGACTACAAGCCGTGGCACGGTCATTACCGCCTGATCCCGCTGGGTCAGATTGACGAAGTCAAGGTCGACCGCCTCGCGCGGGCTGACCGACCGCGCGTGCGGCGCTGGGAATCCGCACTGCCAGCGGATAAAACTGTAGGGGACCCCCCGGCGGGCTGGGGCGTGTCCGACATTGACATGGGGCGCTACTCAAGCCGCTGCACATTCGCCAAGATCGATCATCACCCATACGTGCACAGCTACGGCTATGCCACCGCGACTTGGCTCGTTGCAACGATCTGGAACAAACGCTACCGCTACCGCGCACCGCGCGGCTGGGTATACGGCATAGACGGCCTAGGAATCTATGTGCGCCGGGCTCGCGAAAAACGCGAGCGCTACCGCTACCATTTGTCGAGCGATGATGTGCGTGGCGGCCTGTCGGCTATGCGCGCCGCCGGGCTGCAGCATGAAACGGAGCAAATCGCGGCGACCAAGCGCGAGCGGCAGCGACGCAAAATTGACAAAATCAAGGACGCCGAAATAGAGCGATACGGCGGCGTCTGGGTTACGCTCGCCGACAGCCGGGCCGCAGGCAACTGCGCCAGCGGCACAAAAACCTGGGCGCTGCGGCACGGGCTGAACCCGAAAAAACGATACCCACTGCGAGTCATCGAGCGTCTCGCGAAAACCCACCAGAGCGTTGAGCGCGTCCTAGCGATAGCGCGCCGAAGGACGCGCACAGAGCTGGAACAAGGATTTTGTTTGATCGACGCACGCCATTAGCCCCTTGCCCTTTCCGCCCGTGCAAGCGGGCGGTTAGGCCAGCGGGTTAGAGCTGGGAACTGAACATGAGGGTCAAAACGATGAACGACACTAACGAGAAAACCAGCGTGCGGCAGCTTGAGCGCGATTTGCTCAAAACTCTTGTCGATATGCGCGACGAGATCTTTGAAGCGTCGGAGCCGGCGGATTTGTTGCACGAGATTTGCGACGGGGCGGTGCCGATTTATTATTACGAGCTTGCCGAGTGCCTGGCAGAAGATATCAGCTTGGCCTACCCCGACGACAACACCATATTCGGCGATGAGATCGACGTTTGGAAAATCCTTCAATGGACAATATATGAGCGTTTAAACACAGTGGCGCATGAATGGCTTGATAAACAACAGGCCGAGCTGGAGGTGGCGTAATGACCTATTGGAGATCGTGTCCAGAGATCAACGAGCCCATGTCATGCCCGTGGTGCGGCAAGGTCACGCGAAAGTACTACGAGGAGATCCGGCTGCCGCGCGATGCGCCGTACGAGGGAAACGCGAGGGTGATTTCCCGCAAGCCCTTCGGTCATGTCCGCGACACGGACGTCGTGCGTGTGACGCGCGATCTGTGGCGAGCGTTCGACTACGGGCACTTCGACACGTTGCGTTGTGCGCAGAGCTGGGCAAACGCCGTGCTGGATGAGGAGGACGCGGCATGAGCGATTTCCAGCGCGGGCTTATCTGCGGCTCGCTCGCCGGTATCCTGATCCTGGGGACTCTGATCTTGTTGAAGTTTCTCGGTCTCATGTAGAGCGAACGCCACGCGCAGAGCGCGAGGATAGGAGAACATAAGCGGAACTGTTCTAATTGTCAAGCTGTTTCTGGGGCGCGAATCCGGCGCACTTCGCGTACACATCTAAAGCGTCGGTTAAACCGGACCGCAACAGTCCTATATCCTTGCCGCTCGAATGGCCGATCTCGCGCCCGATCTGCCTCAAGCTCTGGCCATCCACCACTACCCGATAGCAGAGCCAGCCAAGCGGACCTATCCCCCGCTGCTTCAGCGCCTCGTGCCAGGCGGCGAGCCGTGCCTTAAGGTGGAGGGCGTGAGCGGTCCACATCTCCGCATGAGAGTGCGCCGGGAACATGTCGAAAAACGCACCGTATCCTTCAATTGAGGCTGCCTTCGTTGTCTTGCACGACACCATGCGGGTGACGGTCTCGAATCCCTGTCTGATCTCATCGGCTGCATCCAGATGGTGGTGGCGCAGCGCACCTTGTCGGAATAGTGTATCTATCGTCGAGGGCCCGCGACGCTTGAATTTCCTGATCGTCTCAGGCGTGGCAACGCGGGCAACCTCAAGATCTCGCTGTCGCGATTCCAGCGATTCGGTCTCGGCTTTTGCTTTTTTCTTCCTCATGCGGCGGGAATAGACCTCTGTATGTCTCCGGCACACCGTTGACCATATCGGAGCGCACGCCATAGCCGCAATGATAAACCGTGATATGCTTACCGTCGTCAAGCTCGACGCTCACCGGGCACCGCATGACAATCGCAACCCAGATTTTGGGCTTGTGGCCGAACGCCTCCCAATATTGGCGGACAAGCTCACTCTCCCTCTCTGCCGCCGCTCGGCTCAGCGCGTTGCTGATCGTCTTCCCTCCGTGCTTGCTCGCGATGGTCGGCACCTCCCTCATCAGCCTAGCCTCAGTGCAGTTTCCAGGCGAAGACGCCGATTTTTGAGGCGGAAATACTCAGCCGGCAGACACGAGCGGATGTCGATTGGCTTAGGCAAAGACTGATATTTCCAGCTTTTTTTCAAATTGCAGATTGCCTGCTCGATAGCCCAGTCCGGCAGCTCGCTGAGCGCGTCGGAGTAGATTTCCGTGGCGGCGTGGATCGTCTCACTCGTCGGCTGTATCCCGAACACAGA